TAGTAATAATGCACACTATACACACACGTATTGACACACGGATTTCATCTTCATGATAACTAAAGACCAGCAGGTGAAGGCGCTAAAACCCGAGGACAAGCGCTATTCAAAATCATTAGGCGACGGGCTTTCAATTGATGTCATGCCCTCTGGTAAAAAGTCGTGGGTGCTGGCTTACGTTAAAGCGGGTCGGCGCACACGAACAAAGCTTGGTACCTATCCTGTTCTATCACTCAAAGATGCTCGAACCCTCGCCCAAGAGATGCAGCGTCAAGCGATTATGGGTTACAACGACATACTGGTTGAGGACCTAGTAAAAGAGTGGCTGTCAGTGTATTCGCCTGCATGGACCAGCAAAAAATACCATGAGACAGTCGTATATCGGCTAGAGCTTGTGACACACAGAATCGCCAAGGTAAAAGCGAACGATGTTAACCGCGCTATGATATCTAATGAAATCAGCCTGCTCATTGCCAACGGCACTATAGAGACGGCAAATAGGTGCTTGCGCCTGCTTAACTCGCTATTTGACTATGCGCTTGCTAAAGACTATGTGCAGAACAATCCTTGCTCCCTAGTTAGCAAAATGATTCCATCACGCAAAGTGATCAACATGGCTTGCTTGCCTATCACTGAGATGCCAAAGTTTTGGAACAAGCTTAATTATATGGACATGAAGTACGAAACCAAGCAGGCAATAGCGCTTTATAATTACCTAGCTTGCAGACCGTCTGAGCTAGCAAAGGCGCGTTGGGACACAGGTGAGTTCGATTTAGAGAACGGCATTTGGTTGATACCAGCGCATAGAATGAAGATGCGCCTTGAACACATGATCCCCTTAACCGAAAAACCGCTAGAGATATTGCGAGAGCTGTATGACAATCGCACCAATGACGAGTTTGTTTTCAAGAAGAAAAATAAACCTTGGGAGCATATGCCAACCGAGACGCCGCTTGCAGCTATTAAGCGTGCCGCTGGCGCTGGCAAGATGACCACTCACGGATTTAGGTCACTACTATCAACTCATGCCAACGCATCAAAAGAGTTCGATAAGGATGTGATAGAGCGCCACTTGGCACACGTGCCAGAAAACAAAGGTCGCTTTGCCTACAACCGCGCCGACTACTGGGATGAGCGTGTTCGGTTGATGGAGTGGTGGGCCGATATAGTCACGCCATGGATTTACACACAGGCATAAAAAAAGGCGCATTAAGCGCCTTCTTCGTCTGTCATATCTTCACAAGAAAACTCTATCTCTTTAATGCGATCGACCGTAGTTTGCTTCCACCACTTTAACTGCGCATTGGTTCTATCGGGCGGGTACTTCCCCATATAATTCTCACGGAAAGTACGCGGGTCCTTAAAGCCACACTCGTTTGCTACCTCTCTGAGATTTAACCACTTAATCATGACGACCTCCTTCTGCTTTATTAATAAACTTCACCCAGCGTGATAACTTTCTTTCTAAATGATCCTGCGCCCACTGCTTAGCATCTGCCACATTTGCATGACCAGTTGCTAGTTTTGCTTTGTGCCCGTAACGCTGATAAAGCACTGTTATTTTGTCGCTGGCGCGGCTGCTGCGAATCTCGTAGTAATGAGTGGGCCCGTAAGCTTCGCCAAACACTGTCCATTTGAGCGGCTTGAATGGCGACCCCCTATCTTCATCAATAGCTCTTTCAACAAGCTCGTAAAGATATGGGCGCAAATCCATTGTGCCATCTGGTTGTTCTTTCAATTCAAGACCCGGTATAGACAATGCCAGCTCCTTAATTCTATCTCGTATCACGCTACATCCCCCTCTAGGCATTCCAAGCTATCGACATTGACCTGCAAAAAGTCACTACCATCTATGGTTACCTTGGCCATGCCCTCGCCATAAACTTCCACCAGCTCAAAGCTGACCGCTCTGTTACGCTGGAAATCTAGGTGGTAGCGGTCGCCGATTTCAATACTGTGCCCGTTTTTGTTTGTCATGCGATTGCTCCTTTTAAAAAACAAATCCAATGCGTGTTAGAGCGCTTGCCACTGCGGTGACCCACAACTGGCTTATGTGGTGTTAGCTCCAAGATATCTTTGACCGGTATTTGGTCTTCATTCCACTTAAATATCAATGTACCGTTTGGCTTTAACACTCGAAAACACTCAGCAAAACCATCTCGAATCATACTTGGCCAAGTTTCATCAAGCTTTCCGTACTTAAGGGCCATCCATGAATCCTTACCAGCCTTGCGAAGATGAGGTGGATCGAACACAACCATATGAAATTGCTCGTCATCAAACTTTAGGTCAGTGAAGTCCATCACTATATCTGGCTCGATAATAAGCTCACGGCCATCGCACAACACATGCTTCTCACTGCGCTTGTCAGTGAATACAGCTCTAGGGTCTTGTTTATCAAACCAAAACATACGACTGCCGCAGCAGGGGTCTAGTATGGGCTTCAAGTCCATCTCCTTATCAATAAAATCACTTTAGTTGAGCTAACTGACACCCACACAATCAGCCAATTAGCTCACTAAAACAATAGGGGTCTGAGTGAGCGGTATCATCTCAACCGCTCTAAGCATCATAGCCACTGTAGGCCGTCACCCTACCGTCTAGCTAATACCCATGTTACTCAGACATTGACGTTACCTGCCCCGTCTCGTGGGACCACCGGCCTTGCCTCAAGTGCGTCTTTAAACGCTTTTTCCGTAGTGGAGTACGGTAGGAGTCTCGATCTTGGCTGCAAAGGATTCTTTAAACTGCACCATCCTAAGCCTCGGCGCATCCGCGCATATTCCCCCGCGGCAGGGTCTTCAATTAAGTTTTAAAAAGGCGATTGCTTCCAGAAGACAAGCTCAACATCCCCTAAAAAGCCAAAATCATTGCCGTCATAGCTTTCCGTGTGCTTAAAGTGCTTATCCCCCATGTGCTCCCAAACAATAATCACGCATTCGCCCGGCAGGGGTTTTCGATAGTGGAAATTTACCCAGCTATTGAAGACAGCCCTGAACATCAGGATTGCCCCAACAGTCTTTTGCACTCAGCAACCAGGTATGGATTTCCGGTGACGGTTTTAATCACCCAAGTCATGTAATTTCGGTCTGTGCGAGCAACATCAGCAATGGCTGAACCCTTATGCTTGCCAAAATCAAAGTGCGTAGGGATCCGCGCAAACTCACTAAACTGATAGAGCGATTCGATATCGACGATACGTTCGCCGGTATCATTGGCCACGCCGATTAAGTGGTGTAGCACCTTGGCGGTAAAGTCAACGTCATGCGCTGCAGCATGGGCGTTATGCGCGTGCTCCTTGGCATACTTCAAGTCGAAGTAGTAGAGCAGGGCGACCAGCTTATGACTGTCTAAGCTAGGCAACAGCTTCGACGACATTGCCTTGGTGCAAATCAGTCTTGGCGTGCGAGTCACACCGGCATTGACCAGCACACTCATGTCGTAGTCTATTTGATGCCCTATGATGTACTTGACGCTGGCGGGCAATTCAAACGTGGTGTGCAGTGGCTCGTTTGCAACGTCTTCATCGATGATGTGACTTGTGGCCATGCTGCCAAGCTCGATAGGCTTGCCAGGGTTGTAGCGCTTAGAGCGAGTCTTCTGCACAAGCTTTACGCCGTTCTCGTTGATATCAACGATGCAGTAAGCGATTTCTGTAGCGTGAGGCTCGGTCAGCCCCGTAGTTTCAGTGTCTAAAATATATGCTGTCATGCTTTTTCATCCTCCAAGCCCCTGGCTTTTCTTTCATTAAATTCAGATTTAGCCCACTCAATCGCCTTTTGATTCAAATCACTTAGGTCTTCGGAGTACAGCCAAGTGGTTGTTACGTAGCCCCATCCGCTTGTGTAGCTTGAGACGGCATCATTGACAACCTTAAAATTAAAAGGTATTGGCGTTGCGTACTGAGCCAAGAATCCAAGACTGCCGCGCTCCTGCAAAATATCGCTAATAACCTCGCGCTCACAATTGAATTCATCTATTTCTGCAATCTCTGCATCGCTGAGGCCAAGTGCTTTGCATACGTTATTATCACCGGCAATCAAGTCGGCCAACTCGCTAGGCATAGAGTAAGATGATATGCACATAAACAGTGGCCATATCGCTTCGCATCTAACCTCAGCCTCACCAAATTCAAGAAATATATTTTGCTGTTCGGTAGTGCTCATGACTTGCTCCTAAAACCTCTTACCGCCATCTTTAGCGCGGTTATCCAGTTTATGATCCGCTCGCTCAGCGTTGTAAAACAGCTTGTCAGCGAACGCCTCAGCGACATTGATATTCAGGCCGCCGGCCATATCAGCGACGCGAATCATGATGTCAGCTGACTCCACGGTTAGAGCTGAATATTGGGGGAGGTGGTCATCTTGTAGATTCTTACGATGGCCTTCCATTGCTTCAGCTGCTTCGCTAACAATCAGCATTAGCATCTCCGGCACGTTGCGCTTAAACCCTTCGCCTGGGCCGCTGGTCAAGTCCTCATTGGTAGCTAAGTCAGTCCACCAGCCAGAGACTCTAGCTTGACCGTGAGTTGCTGTGATTAGCAGGTTTACGGCATCAATAATTTGCTGGCGGGTGATGCCTTTTTGATTCATGTAATTCATAGTTTTCCTTATTTGCGTTCATTTGCGAACATGAACGCTAATTTGCGATTATTAGGTGACGGGCGACCGGATAACTCCAATCCTGCGATGCCAACGGAACCCCACTGGCTTAGCCGCTTGACCCGTCGTGAGATGTTTAATTAGTATTTTAAATCAATAATTAAATATTGATTAGTTTTACTAAAATGGTATGTCGTCATCCACTGGCGTGTTGTCAGTGAATCCGCCACTTGTGTTGCTAACTGGCGCATTACCACTTGGTCCTGAGCTACGCTGATAAGTGGTGCCACCCTGCTGCTGACCCATCTGATTATTAAACTGGGTCTGTGGTTGCTGCGAGAATCCAGCCTTCTTATTGGCATCGTCCAGCGACTTAGCGCTAGACTTGTGCATGGCCTCGATAACCTTGTTGAACTCTTCCGGATTAGCCTGGGCGCCGTTCGACTTCTCAAATGGCAACTGCTTGGTATCAGCATCGTAGACGTTGAATAGATTTAAGCCGCCACGCTTCACTTCACCAGTCTTTTGGTTGTAGTAGTGATTGTCAGCTAAGAACATGCCAATAGTTTTATTAGCAAGCTCAGGCGCTACCAAGCCGGTCACTGGCACGTCCTTGCTTTGATCAAAGTCATACTGCTGATACTGACCTTGGACTTGCGATAGGCCTTGCGTATTAGCGCAGAGCATGATGGCGTGAATCAAGTTGTCACCAGACCAGCGCTCGCCCTTGCTGTTACCGTAGTAGATATCAACGTGAGCCGTGCTACGCTCTCTGTTCATGATATGCAGAGACAGATAGTAAGTATCGACGCCATCCTCTCTGCTATTAGTCTTCCAAGCGGCGCTTAGAATCTTGAACACGTCTTGCGTGTTGCCGGTAATGTAGCTCGACTGACCTACACGGCTGGCCTTTGACTTATCTAGTACCCATTGTTGCTGTGACATAACGATTTCCTTTTAATTTCGGCCTAAGCCATTTCATGTTGTTGATAGTCTTGCTCTTGCTGAGCAAATCCGTTTTTAGATATTCCGTAGTAGTCGCAAATGGCGTCATCTACGAGGTTCAAGTCATTGGGTATGAGCGGCGCATCAAACATTTCATCAGGACTCTTGACGGTATTAAAGCCGTTGTTCTGAGTCATGAAGAAGTGGCCGTCATCTTGCACCTGGGTCTGCAGAACCATCGTGACCATGCCCTCAAGTACAATCTTGTCATCAAGCATCTTGCCGATGGTCTTGATGCGGGTCCGGCCATTGTCTTCTTGGACGTGGGCTAGGATATAAACCCGCTTATCGTCACTGACATGATTGATAGCCGTGTCGATGATGCTCCAAGCGTTATAAGCCATCTGATTGTAACGCTGGAACGCTGCATCGCCCTTGAATTGCTGAGTCGCCCCTCTAATGTACTCATTACCCATGATGTATTGAAAGTCATCAATAACGATTACAGGGGCTTGCGACTTCATTAAGATGTTGCAGATTTGCGCTGCATTATCAGTAGCGACTTTCTTCATGTGCTTACCACCACGAAAGGGCAGTGGTTTATTCATGACGTTGATGATGCCAGTGGTGGCAGGATCGAGGTTCTTCATGCTGAACGACTTGCCTTCGCCGCTGTTGCCTAAAATCATAGTTACGATAGCCATTAGATTTGCTCTCCTATCTGTTCGCTCTCCCACCAGTTGCCTGGTGGTAATTTGGACTGCTCAAGATGCTCATCAAACCCAATCTCAAGCTCTAAGTTTTGCCAGTATTCCTGCTGCTGGCGGTCGTCTTGCTCCCATTGATTAGCCATGAGCCGCATCCTTCGCCTTAATAAAACAGGCTGTGATAGCATCATCAAGACCAAAAACATAAAGGTCTTTATTTTTGCGCAGGAATGGCCACTTGTCGCCTTGCACGTCCCTGACCCTTAAATCATCAGTGACGATGTAGCGAGCGCCTTCGTCAAAGTATTTGTGAGGGTCTTGGCGGAGTAGAACATCGCCAGGCCTTGGGTCGGCATCGGGCAGCTGGGTTATCTCGTTTCCGTTCATATCAACCGGTACTGCATATGCCCAAAACATATCAGCATCCTCTTGATAGAAACCATCATCATCATCAAAATGAGTAATCATTCTTGGTCTGCTATTCTTAATAGCATCAGATTCGCTCGTATCAGCGACTTTACAGACTACCCAATCATCACCACGCTCTAACATTGCCCTGCAAAGATCGCTGCCGCGCAAGGCCGGCTGCTGCTCAGTTAAACTAAGTCGAGTACTGTGCCTAGATAGCGAGTTAATCAAAGGTGGCCGCGGCTTTCTCAAGCCAAGTCGAAAGGCGTGTCTATTCAGCGACTCACTTACCTCGTCTGCAGCATTCTTGCATCTAGCTTCATGCTCAGGGTCTGGCAGGGCATGAGACAACTCGGTCGTCAGTCTCTCCAAGTAGTCAGAATGCTCGTTCAGCACCTCAAACCGCTGGGTTAACTTACTGATAGCCTGCTGATTTTCTTTAATCGACTTGGCGTTGCCTTTAACGCCTGCTGCCAACGCCTCAATGGCTGACATAATTTTTTTCTTATTCATAAGTTGCTCCTAACGTCTGCGCGTATATTGGCGATGGCTCTGCGCGTACTGACCAGTGCTGTGTCGGTAGTTGGCCATATCAGCCTTGGACTTGAATCCGATTGGCTTCTCGTCTTCCCAGCGCTGAAACTTGGCGTCCTCACGCTTAGCCTTGCTCATCACTCTATCGATACGCACTTGCTGAAATTCGCTCGGCACAAACTCTTCATAGTCAGCACTCAAATCAGCAATCGACTTGCGCTGATACTTATAAGAGCCATCGTCTTGCAGAGTTGCTACGACCAAGCTAAAACCTAGCTTGAATTTGACCATTTCAAGACCGCCTGAGCATGTGATATAGGCATCGGGCCAGATTCTGTAAAACTCGCCCTTGGCATCTTCGTCACGCTTGTTGCAGACACCTGATAGCTCATAACTCAAAGTCGCTAGGGCAGCGCTTAGAATCTCCGCAACATCAGGGTCGATGCTATCGATTAACTGCCAGCCACCGGCCATGTGCCGATAGACTTTTTTAGTGTTGATAGACTTCTGATTAAGCATCTGACAAGCGTAGTAAGTAGCTACGCCATCATGCGTGGTCAGTGTGAGCTGGGCAGCCACTTTGCCGTTACGCTTGATGATTGACATGGGATTGACTACGGCTTTCATAGGGCGTCTCCTTTATCGTCAATATCAAAGAGAGAGGCAGCTTTAGCGATGCTAGCCTTAGCACGCTCTATGACCGCCATGATATTTTCGGGGCTGATTTCGCTTAACTTGCGCTCAAGATGCCAAACCTCATCCCCAAGGCTGTCCACTTCGCTGCGCAATTCATCACAAGTAGTACATTCGCTGTAATCGGGCTTTTCTTTCTGC